AAAAATGGTATTCGCAAATTGGAGTAAAGTATGATAAATGAATACAAAGTACAGAAATATGAAAATATTAATGAATTATTCAATAACATTAAGGCAAAAAGAAGGCCAATAAGATAACGGGAATAATAAATTATGTCAAAATATAGATTGATAACAAGCATGTTTATTGATGAAGAAGGTAATGGGAAAGAAAAATTTGCCATAGAGAAAAATGATTATGGATATGACGATAATGGTGAATGGACATTAATATGGCGTCCATATCCTAGCGGTAGATTTCATAATAAATGGTATGACTCAGAAGAAGAAGCTGTTAAAAAAGTTGAAGTATTCTTACAGCAAGATGCATACCAACAAAGATTTATATACTTATAATAGGAATAATAAATTATGTCAAAATATAGATTGATAACAAGCATCTCTATTGATGAAGAAGGTAATGAAAGTGAAAATTTTTCTATTGAGAAATTTTTTTGACGATGAATGGGTCACATTTCCAGATTACAGATTTAGAACATGGCATGTAACAGAAGAAGCAGCAAAAAATGTAATTGCAATAGAAGAAAAACGTATAAATTACGTACCAAGAGTTATATACTTATAATAATTAAATAATAGGAATAATAAAAATGTATGAAGTAAATATAGTAGCAGATTCGGTTAATAAATATGGCGTGAGAGCTATAACATTGGAATTGCAATATCCAAGAATTATTTTAGCTGAACTTAACACACATAGAATATTTTCTAGGAATTCTTCAAGCTCTAGGGCAATTCCTATTTTAACTCTATTAAAACAAGTATGGAATGAACCTTTCATGCCTGTATATTGGGGAAAAAATAAACCAGGAATGAAAGCTCATGAAGAATTAACTGGTATTCATTTGTGGTTAGCAAAACAAACTTGGCGTTTGAGTTCAAAAGTAGCTTGTATATTTGCTTATTTATTCAATCTGATTGGTTTACATAAGCAAATTGGTAATAGAATTATTGAGCCTTGGATGTTTACTAGGACAATTATTACCAGCACAGAATGGGATAATTTTTTTGATTTACGGAATCATCCGGATTCCCAGCCGGAAATTAAGAAATTGGCTGAAATGATAGAAAATGCTATTTTTGAAAGTGTTCCAAAATATCTCCATGTTGGTGAATGGCATTTACCGTATGTATTCAGCGATGAAAAGGCTAGATATGATATTGCTAATTTATTGAAATTATCTACTGCTAGATGTGCTAGGGTTTCTTATTTGACACATGATAATAAGCAACCAGATTTTATGAAAGATATTGCTTTACATGATGCATTAGTTGGAAGTGAACCAAAACATGCTTCACCAACAGAACATCAATTAACTCCAGGCGATGAAGAAAAGTTTTATTATAATATAAACACTTGGCAATCTTATAGATGGTATATGGATACAGGATTAAATAATGAAATATTTTTTTGATACAGAATTCATTGAAGACGGCAAAACAATTGATTTAATTTCAATTGGCATAATTTCTGAAGATGGTAGGAAATTATATTGTGAATCAAATGAAGCAGATTTATCAAAAGCTGATGACTGGGTTAAAAAAAATGTTATAAGCACATTATGGCATAAACAAAAAGATAAATCGCAATATAATGAATGGACAAAAGCAAACACGGGTGGTTTTTGTTCAAGAAGAGATATAGCGTATAAAATAAAAAAGTTTTGCGATATTTCATCATATGGCAAACCAGAATTTTGGGCATATTATGCTGATTACGACCACGTTGCTCTATGTCAGTTGTTTGGTAAAATGATAAATTTACCTGAAGGATGGCCTATGTATACAAATGATATTAAACAATTATGTGTGTCTATGGGCAATCCACGTTTACCGGACCAGTCTACCACAGAACATAATGCATTAAATGACGCTGAATGGTGTAAAGAAGCATATTTCTGGTTAATCAATAAAAGATTCGCAATAAATAAATATTCAGATTTTTTAGACAAATAGTAGAGGAATAAATGAACGAAGAATTAATTACAATGAGAGCAGAAAGTGTTGCACAATTCTCACTAGAAAAAAAGAAACAATTTGATTGTTCAAATATTTTTTCAGTACTTGGTGTTATTGGGATGGCATTGTTGGTATCAGCACTTTTTTAAGGAAATTATATGGGAATTAGGTTATTAACACCAAAAACAGAATATACAATGGATTATCCAACAGCCATTGAATATGCACAAAAACAAGCATCAATATTTTGGTTGCCAGATGAAATAGAAGTTGAAAAAGACCTTCATGATATGAAAACAAACTTCACAGAAGCTGAATATCATGGTGTTATTTCAACATTAAAATTATTTACAATATATGAATTATCAATTGGGAATGAATATTGGTCTGATTATGTTGGAAAGATATTTCAAAGACCTGATATTCAAAGAATGGCTTCTTGCTTTTCTTTCTTTGAATTAAATGTGCATAGCCCGTTTTATAATAAAATTAATGAAGTTCTTGGATTAGATACTGATGAATTCTATAATTCATATCTTGATGATTCTGTTTTAAAGAATAGAATGGGCTGGATTGGTAAAAGAACCACAAAAAGAGATACCGTATATGATATTCTGAAATCAGTTGGAATATTTTCTATGATTGAAGGTGCTATTCTGTATAGCAATTTTGGATTCTTAAAGCATTTTAATAATGTTGGTAAGAATAAATTAATAAATGTTAATGCTGGTATTAATTTTTCAGTAAATGATGAAAGTCTACATTCTCAAGCTGGCGCATGGCTGTTTAGAACTCTATTGCAAGAATCTATAAATGATGGACAAATAAATACTGACACTGTTAAATTTTTGCAAGAAGAAATCATACAAACTGCTAAAATAATTCTGGAACATGAGGCAATTATTATTGAAAAAATATTTGAAAAGGGACCAATAAAAGGTATCAGTTTTGTTCAATTGAAACATTTTGTTGAATCTCGTTTAGATATTTGTTTAAATCAGCTTGGTTTTGCTGGAATATTTAAACCACAATATAACAGAATAGCTGAATGGTTCTACAAAGATTTAGATAGTTCTACTTTACATGACTTTTTTTCTAGTCAAGGTAATGATTATAACAGAGCTTGGAATGAAAATAAATTTACATGGAACACAAACTATGAAGAATGAAAAAAGTATTTATGATGAATTGGGTGAAGAAAGAAAGAAATTACAAGAAGAAGGTTTGTTGCCTAAATGGGTAACAACCTTGGCTTGGCAAATGTTGAAAGAAAACTATCTAACGCCAGAATATCCAGATTTAAAAAGCGTATATTCCCGCGTTTCAAAACATGCCGCAAAATATACAACAAATCCTAAAGAATGGGAATATAAATTTTTTAATTTATTTTGGAATGGTTGGTTAGCAGCATCAACACCGGTTCTTTCAAATATGGGTACTGGGTTTGGTTGCCCCGTAAGCTGTTCTGGTGGTGTTATTGATGATTCTGTTTTAGGATTTTATGATGCACAAAAAGAGGCTGCAATACTTTCAAAAAATGGTTTTGGGACATCTGGTTATCTAGGAAAAATTAGAGAACGTGGTGCCAAAATTAATGGAATGAAAGGTAGCGCAAGTGGTGTTCTACCGGTATTTAAAGACTTTGTTCAAGTATCAAGGGATATTTCTCAAGGTAGTCAAAGACGAGGTGCTTGGGCTGGTTACATCGAAATTGACCATCCAGATTTTTTTGAACTTGTTAATTTTATTAATAAAACACCGGATGATGCAAATATTGGTTGGTGTGTTAGTGATAATTTCATTGAAAGATTAAATAATGGCGATAAAGATGCCATAGAAAGATTTCAAAAATCATTAAAATTAAAAATGATTACCGGTAAAGGGTATTATTTCTTTACAGATAAAGTTAATAGACAAAATCCACAAATGTATAAAGATAAGAATTTCAAGGTTCTTGCCAGCAATCTTTGTACTGAAATTATGTTAATGTCGAATGAAGAACATACTTTTTCTTGTGTATTGTCATCAATGAATGCTTCTTTATATGATGAATGGAAAGATACTTCTGCGGTATTTGATGCAACAGTTTTCTTGGATTGTGTTAATCAAGATTTGATTGAAATTGGTAAAAATGTCGTTGGCATGGAAAAGGTTGTTAATTTTGCTGAAAAAAGTCGAGCATTAGGTCTTGGATTACTTGGATTTCATTCATATCTACAAGATAATATGATTCCATTTGAATCGTTTGAAGCACATTTAAAAAATGTTGAAATTTTTAAACATTTACACGATGAATCATTAAAAGCTTCTAAGTGGATGGCTGAAAATTTTGGTGAACCAGAATGGTGTGCTGGGTATGGTGTTAGAAATACTCATAGATGTGTTAGTGGTGATACTGAAATATTAACAAGTCAGGGTATTATTGCGATAGAAAAAACTATTGGAAAAGAAATAGACATATGGAATGGCTATGAATGGAGTACAGTAATACCATTCCAAACAGGCAATGCTGATATGATGTTAGAAATAACATTATCAAATGGCAATAAATTGAAATGTACAACAGACCATATATGGAAAATATTAACGCCAATCCGTAGCAATAGCATAGTTGGTGGATATAAAAGTGTTGATGTGCCAACATATAAGCTAAGAATAGGTGATTGTATACCAAAAACTCTTGGGTGTGTTATTGATTATGATGAGCAGCCAGATTTGCCATATGCGTATGATAATGGCATGTTTTGTGGTGATGGTTCAATATCAAACTCAATGTCTGGAAAATACCCAAGAAATGAATTAAGGTTGTATGATGATAAGGTTAAGTGTATACCACGATTAACATTCAAATCAGAGCCGTGGGATTTAAAATTAGATGGCATATTGCGCGGTAAACGTGGTTATTTGATGGATGATTTACTAAAAAAATATGAAGTGCCTATAAATTATTCGTTAATATCTAGGATTGAATGGCTGGCTGGCATAATTGATTCTGATGGCAGTGTGACTAGCCAAGGAATAACTATTTCGACTGCAAACGAGGGGTTTGCTAAAGATATAATAAAACTATTATTAACTCTTGGGTGTTTTGGACATATCACCACATGCCATAGAACATGTGGATATAATACACAGAATGGCGTTCATTATGCGATTAATATTTCTATAATGGAAATAGCCACATTGAAAACTCTTGGATTGAAATTAAGTAGATGCATTGACAATTTTAAACATAGTAAAAATACTATCAATAATATACATTCAAAATTATTTGTGAATATAGTAGATATAAAAAAATTAGATGGATTACATAGTTCATATTGTTTTACAGATAAGAAACGCGGAACTGGCATATTCAATGGTATATTAACCGGACAATGTGCTGTTGCGCCAAATTTATCTTCAGCATTAATTTGTGGTAGTGTTAGTCAAGGCATTGAACCAATATATAAAAATGCTTATATACAAAATACCGCTGCCGGTAAAATGACAAGAGTAAACCCGTCATTATTGAAAATAATGAAGGATAAAGGGATATATAGCGACGGCATAGTTAATGATTTAATAGCTAATAATGGTTCTGTGCAACACGTTGAATGGTTGACTGAACAAGAAAAGCAAGTATTTAAAACAGCATTTGAGATTGACCAAAAAACAATCATAAAATTAGCCTCTGCGAGACAAAAATATATAGACCAAGCTCAAAGTATCAATTTGTTTTTTTCAGCCGATGAAGACGAAGAATACATTGCTGAAGTACATCAAATAGCATTTCTTGACAAATATATTAAATCTTTATATTATATTAGGTCAGAAACTGGTGTTAATGTTTCTAAAGGTGAATGTTTGTCCTGTCACGGATAATAAACCTTGACAAAGTATGTGTATGCTGTATAATATACACATACTTTAATTTTTATATAACGTAACGGTATGATATTATGTTTGATTTCGATAAATGGGATAAAGAAAACAAAGAATTTGAAACCATATGTAGAAAAAGAGAAATTGAAGAATTAAGGAAATTAAGACATGAAGGATTTGAAACTTCAATAAGAAGAAAATTATTGGATAATAGCATTAACGATAGTCGTTTTTATGATGGGATTGATATATGATAGCTAAAGTGAAAATAATAAAGGCAAAACTTGACACATATTGGTATTCAGGTAAAATTGGAGAAATTTTTGAAATAGAATATGATGAAAAAAATATAGCCTATAATAATTTTAGAGTATTAGATGATACTAATAGTGGATATTTTATTGATGGGGAAGATTTTAAAATCATTTCTATTGATGGAAAACGTGTGAAACCACAACCGCCAATAAAAGAAATCCCAACAATTTGTGCTCTATTTAAACAAACAGCCGGAATTGCATATTTTGATTTTTTTGCATGGTGGAAAGAACCGCCAACAGTTAAAGAATTGCTATCAATAACAGATATTAATATTACAGTAATAGGTGAATTATTGGATGGCAATGTTGTTAAAGATATATTTGGAAACAAATACCTTTTTAATTTCAATTTAACTGAAGGTTTGCTTGAATGACCACAAAAAAGAAAACCATTCAAGGCATGATTTGGGGTGATGAACCTTCTTTTGATAATAAAGAATATTCTCAATCGGAATTTATACAATTTTTAAACTGGTATAACTATAATACTAATCATGAAGAATTAAAAAAATATACTTTAGATTATGTTGCTGAATATATGCCTAATTTGATTTTAGCACATAATATTGATGAAATACCTAAAACTTTATTTAAAGCAACATTAGGTGCATTATGTAGAATAATAATGCGTGGATATCCTAAATCTGATTATATTGATAATAAAATTCATACACAATTATATGAGTTAATTGAATATGCTGGAGAAAGAGAAGCAAAAAAACCGGTTACTGCAATATCAAAACCTGTAGTTAAAAAAAACAATGTAGATAGCTACATTGATGATGTTGAATCCTATATAGATAATTGTGTTTCTACAGGAAATTTCTATAAAAAAGACTGGAAGAAATTCATAACAGAATATAAGATAAAAAAGAATGAGGGTAAAGTAATAGCAGATTATTTTACTTATTTATTAAATGAATTGAAGGAAAGTAATGAAGGCTATGATAACATTAGTAAAGCAGATTTTAACAAGTATAAAGATATTGTGGATAACGTTGTCAATACGTTTTCTAATATTGTCGGAACAAGTAAAACAAGAATTAAAAAACCAGTAGATAAATTTAAACTGGTTTCAAAAGTAAAATATATGGAAAATTTTGATGAACTTGGTTTGGAATCTATTCATCCAGTTCATATAATTGATGCTAAATATGTTGTTCTTTATAATACAAAATATAAAAAGATTCAACTAATTGTTGCTGAAGATAAATTAACAATTCGCGGTAGCACAATTTACGGAATTAATAAAGAAACTTCTCAATCAAAAACTGTTAGAAAGCCAGAATTAATAAAGCATAAATTTGTTAAAAAAGATTTTCCATATATCCTTGGTAGTTTCAGAGAATTAAAAACAAAAGACAGCGCACCAACTGGCGCGATTAATGATAATACTTTAATATTGGTGGTAATATGAGTGATGCAAATATAAGATTGTATAGAGCGAGAAGTGGAAAATATGAAGCATATATCCCAGGAAATGGCGGATTTTATTCCAAAGATGAATTTATATGTTCAACGGATACATTGAGACAAGCAAATGAAGCAATCGCACAATATTGTGCTGAATGCAACATACAATATGTACCAATTTTTGTATTTAAAGACAATAGATACCAAGAACAACTAGCTACTTCAAAACATAAAGAAAAGGTTCTAACAGAAGTGATAGAATCTTTATTAAAACAATTAGACGAAAGTAGAAATACTTTAAGAGACATGCAAGATATCATAAGAGGGTATAAAAATGATTCTGATTGATTGGTCAGCAATTTCTATTGCTTGTATATTAGGTACTGCTAAATCAGAGCTTAATAATTTTTATGAAAATAAAGGCGATTTGCTAAAACATATTATTTTTAATAGATTAAGATATTATAATCAAAAGTTTTCTCATGAATATGGTGAAGTAGTTATTTGTATTGATTCCGGTAAAGTTTGGAGAGCAGATTTTTTCAAAAACTATAAATGCAAGAGAAAGGAAAAAAAGAAAGACGATAAAAAAATTGATTGGAATATGTTATTGAAAATATCTGATTCTGTGTTAGATGATATTGCGGAATATTTCCCATATAAAGTAATTAAAGTAGAGAAAACTGAAGCCGATGATATTATTGCTGTATTGGCTAGAAATTATAAAGAAAAAACTGTTATAGTATCAGCCGATAAAGATTTTAAACAATTATTAGGCAATGAAAGAATAAGACAATATCATCCAGTAGAAGATAAATTTATAAAGTTAGAAACACCAGCTTGGAAATTTCTTTTGGAGCAAGTTATACGCGGAGATACCGCCGATTCTATTCCAAATGTTTTATCCGATGATAATGTCTTTTTTGAATGTCGTAGACAAAAAAGCATTTATGAAAAATATGTTGATGAATTTCCAGATAGATTAATGGTGAAATCATTAACAGAAGAAGAAAAGAAAAACTTTGACAGGAACGTTAAATTAATTGATTTGAATGCTATCCCAAAAGATATACAGCAAAATATTAAAGATACCTATGATAACTATGTTGTTAAGGGAAACCGTAAAACATTGTTTGATTATTTGATGTATGGTAGATTCAAATTATTAATCGATTGCGTTGATGAATTTTAATTATAAACAACTAGGATAAAAAATGGCTAATAAAAACATATATGAAATTTTAGAAAAAGTATGTTCTGATAATGAACCAGGGAAACCAACATTAGCAGAAAAACTAAAAAAGGAAATTGAACTGAATCCAGCTTTACATGAATTGTTGCGTATGAATTTCGCACCAAATTTTATTGGATTGGAATTGCCAGAAGGTATGCCGCCACATAAAGAACACGTTAAACAGCCTTATGGTTATGGTGAAGTTTCTTTAATGATGGAAACGAAACGTCTTTATTTGTTTGTTAATGGCTTTGTTAAACTAACAAAGCAGCAAAAGGAGACAAGATTCATTGAATTGATTGAAGCATTGCATTGGCGAGAAGCAGAATTATTAGTTGCAATTAAAGACCGCAAATTAACTGACTTATTTCCTTTAATTAATAATTTATTAATAAGTGAAGTTGCACCAGATATTTTACCACCATTAACATTTGAAGATGGTATTGTTGCAGCTGTTTATCGCAAAAGCACAAAACATGGTATTAATGAAATAGTATCTAGCAATTACAATTGGAAAGTATATACGCCACAAGAATTATTAGAACAGTCTTTACATGGTAATATAGTATTTAAATACCCAGAACAAGCAACAGAAGAAAATGGATTAAATGTTCTTTTACCTGATTTTGTACCACCAGATGGGAAAAAAGTTGTTATTGAAACAACCAAAACCAAACAAGGTAGACCAAAAAAAGGCGAAAATAGAGTTCCAAAAAAATACGTAAAAGTTGCTGTTGATAAAAGAACTTTGAGAAAAAAGGTTAAAGAAGAAGTTCCAGAAAAAACAGAAATACCACAAGATTATGTTGACAAATAAATTTTTTATTGTATAATATTTCTCATACTTTAAAACAACTTTTGAGAAATATATTATGAAAAAATTATTATTACTTTTATTGATTGTATCTGTAAATAGTTTTGCAGATACTTTCGATGAAGATAAAAATTTTGTACCAAAAGATAATGATGTTCCATTGATTTATGAACAGGTTATTGTCAAATGGTTCAAGAATTCAGCACCAGATGTCGTTTATTTGCAGAAATTACAAAACCATAAACCTATAAAAAATATTCATAGATATAGTGATTATAGTCGTTTTGATGAACATCCTTGTGAATATGATATTTGGCCTGAAGGATTTATTTGTATAGAACCAAATCCAAGAATAGTTTATGAAGAAGAATTGCCGGAATTGAAAAAACCAGTAGGAAATGTTCCTGAACCATCTATTATGGCTATGCTTGGAATTTATATGATACTAAGGAAGAAAAAAGATGTTTGAGTTTATTAACCTATTGACAACATTTATTTCAACAAATCATGCATACGTTATAAGTGCCATAACGATTTTGATAATGTATTGGTATAATCATATTAGAGATGAAGATGAGTAAAGTTAA